AATACCTGTGGGGCTACACATTATAAAACCAAAAACTGCAAGGCTGCATGGGCTGATAAGATGCAGCTTACAGCCGTAATCGGCAATCATGAATTTTATGCAGAAAAAACATAGGGAGGCATAAATGGAAACAAAAGGTCTTTTAATGAGTAAGACTGTATGGGGTGCAATAATTACCATAGGGGCTACAATAGCAAAAATGGCAGGCTTTGACATCGGAGATACAGAGGGACTTGTAAATGACATAGTTGTGCTTATCGGTGCTGTGATAGCCATGTATGGAAGGGTCAAAGCAGTCAAAAAGATTGAAGGGATTAAATGATTGACACAGGCATTTTTAAATTAGCAGGCATCATCGCTGTTATCGGAGCAGTAGCAGGTTTTACTATATTCATCTACAAAATGGGCAAAGAGACAGGCGAGAGAAAAAAAGAAGAGCAGATGGATGAACAAACGGAGGTAAGGCTCATTGAGCTTACTAAAGAGCTTAATAATCTCGTTGATGATCCTAATAGTCCTTTTGGGGTGTCAAAGCCTGAAGGGCACTGGGGCGAGATTAGAAAGACCAACCCTTGAATACGGTTGGCACTGTGGACTTGTGGCAGAGGCTCATGCAGTACATACTGATACTTGAAAAGAGGTAGATGTGCACGAATGGCAGATTATAACAGTTTGTGTTGCACTGGTTGCAGTGACCAATGTGGTGATGATGGCGTATGTAAAACACATCATATCTAAATCTCTTACATCCATAGAAAAACAAAACTCAGAAACAGATAAACGGGTTGAGCAGGTAGAAAAACAGGTATATGAGCTAAAGGCAGAGCTTCCTGTCTGCTACATCAGGAGAGAGGACTTCATAAGGCACGAGGTGGCAATCAACGCAAAATTGGACAGAATCTATGACAGATTAGAAAAAATCAAGGAGGGGTAATGGATATAGAGAAGGCCCGCCGGGAAGAGCTGAGGTGGCTCATTTTGAGGGCACTGTATGCTGCGAGACCTGTAGGGACATCAGAAAATATCATAAAAAATGCCATAGAATCCATCATCCTCGACATAACGACAATAGAGATAAGGCAGGAGCTCGATTATCTCGCAGAGCGTGACCTGATAACAATCTTTAACAAAGACACTCCCGTGTGGGCTGCAAGGATAAACAACCACGGCATTGACATCGTGGAATACACAGTTGACTGCTTCCCCGGCATAGCAAGACCGAAAAAATACTGGTGAGGTGATATGCCACAGAGACTCAAAGTGCTGTCACTTCCTGAGGATATAAAAAAAGAACTGGATAAAAAGCTCATAGATGGTGGATTTTCAGGCTATGAGGCCCTGTCAAGCTGGCTTTCAGAAAAGGGATATGAAATCTCCAAAAGTGCCCTCCACAGATACGGCATAGAATTTGAGCAGAGGCTTGCAGCCCTGAAAGTTGCCACAGAGCAGGCCAGGGCTGTGGTGGAGGCATCGGGCGACGAAGAAGGTTCTATGAATGAGGCGTTAATACGACTTGTGCAGCAGGAGGCTTTCAACGTTTTAGTGAAACTTTCGGAAGAGGACAAGAACAGCCTTCTTCCGAAACTCGGCGTCATGGTTGCGAAACTGTCGAAAGCAAGCGTGGATCAAAAAAAGTGGATGGCAGAGCTCAAGAAAAAAGCCGAGCGTGCGGCGGAAAACGTAGAAAAGAGACTTGCAGGCTCAATTGACGCGGAGACACTGCGGCGCGTGAAAGAGGAGATCTATGGCCTTGCATCGTGAAAGCGCCATAACGCTCTACCCATATCAAAGGCGATACCTGGAAGACGGTTCTCGGTTCAAGGCGGGCATGTGGGCAAGGCAGACGGGCAAGACCTTCACGACAACCCTTGAGGCTGTACTTGACTGCCTCAATGCAGAGTCCCAGGGCAGAAGCAAAAAGTGGACGATTATGTCAGTCTCCCAGGCGCGTGCACAGGATGCGATGGATAACGGCGTGAAGCTGCATCTGAGGGCATTCAAGGCCGCTTTCGAGGCGCTGGAGGTGCCCTTTGACGCGGACGAGCTTGCTTTTGAGGTGAGGTTGCCCCGAGGATCACGCATCAGAGCAATTGCATCAAAGCCACAGACTGCACGCGGTATGACGGAAAATCTTATCCTGGATGAATTTGCCCACCACCAGGATAACCGCGCCATCTGGACTGCCCTTTTGCCTGTCGTGTCAAGACCGGACTTGAAGCTGCGGGTGATCAGTACGCCCAACGGCAAAGGAGACAAGTTCTACGAAATCATGACCTCTCCTGACATGGAAAAGACGTTTTCGAGATACATTGTAACTATATATGACGCCATACGCGATGGTCTTAACCGAAACGTCGAGGAACTTAGAACTGCCATGTCAGATCCTGACGCATGGGCGCAAGAGTTCGAATGTAAGTTCGTCGATGAGGCAACAGCATATATCACCTACGAGATGATAGCACAGTGCGAGGATCTGGGGGCAACAATAGAGCCACCAGAAGGCATGGTTGGTGAATTCTATATGGGAGTTGATATAGGCAGAAAGAGAGACCTCACTGTTATGTGGCTCTGGGAAAAAATAGGAGATGTCCTCTGGACGAGGATGGTGAAACGTCTTTTCCGTGAGCCATTCCGCATTCAGAGGGAGATTCTATTTACCTACCTGCCCTTCGTCCGCAGGTGTTGCATAGATGCAACAGGTCTGGGCATGCAGCTTGCGGAAGAGGCACAAGAAAGATTCGGCTCCAGAGTCGAGGCGGTAACCTTTACGCAGACAGTGAAGGAAGATCTTGCAGTAACGCTCAGAAGGAAGTTCGAGGACAGAACCATTCGTATTCCCATAGACAGAGAGATCAGAGACGATTTCCATTCCATCAAAAAGTATGTGACCTCGGCGGGGAACATCAGATTTGACGCAGAAAGATCAGAAGCCGGCCACGCGGACCATTTCTGGGCGGCGGCTCTCGGAGCCCATGCGGCAATCAATCCGACAATACCAATAGAATACGAATCCATATCGAGGAGATCGATATTCGGTGTAGCTGACAGAGAGTATGAACGAGCAATGAATTACAGTTCAGGATTATCATCCATGAGAGGTGCATGGTGATACTCGATAAGTATGGCCGGGAGATACAAACGCGCAAACCGATTCTGGACGAAATTGCAATCCAGACCGTGAGGGATAGATACAGCTCGTATCCTTCCCAGGGGCTCACACCGGAGCGCCTTGCCCGCATCTTCAAAGAGGCAGACGCAGGAGATATTTCGCGCCAGGCCGAACTTTTCGAGGAGATGGAAGAAAAAGACCTCCATCTTGGAGGCTGCCTCCAGACGAGGCGGCTCGCCGTCGCTGGCCTGGAGTGGGAAATACTTCCTGCATCTTCATCTACTGAAGACAAGAAGATAGCGGATGCGGCTAAGGAGATGATCGAATACATTGAAAACTGGGAAGACGCGATTCTCGATTTACTTGATGCGATCGGTAAGGGATTTTCGGTATGCGAAATTATTTGGGAGATCGCAGAGAGGAAGATTTGGACGAAAGAACTGAAATGGGTCCACCAAAAGCGGTTTACATTCAATTCGCCTGATGTTTTGCTGGAATATCCCAGACTTCTCACCGATAACCAGCCTGTCTGGGGAGAGGAATTGCCACCCAACAAGTTCATCGTTCACAAGTCAAAGGCCCGTTCGGGCGCAACCGCAAGGGGAGGACTCTTACGCCCCTGCGCGTATATGTTTCTCTTCAAGAATTATGACATTAAAGACTGGCTGATCTTCAACGAGCTTTTCTCGGTCCCCATGAGGATCGGCAAATATAAAACTGGGGCATCAGCAAAGGAGATTGAGACGCTGAAGCAGGCGGTCTTCAATCTCGCTGTCGATGCGGCGGCGGTGATATCAGATTCTACGATCATTGAGCTTCTCGAAGCTAAATCTACCGCGACTAACGCGGATACGTTTCTGAAATTTGCAGAGTTCTGCGACAAAGCAATGACAAAATCAATTCTCGGACATACGGGTTCAGCCGAAGGAACCCCCGGGAAGTTAGGCAGCGAAGACCAGGCAAAGCAGATCCGTCAGGACCTGCTGGAGTCGGATGCTAAGGCATTGCAGAAGATCATCAAGTTTCAGCTTCTGGCTCCCTGGGTGCTCTATAACTATGGGCCCGGCAAAGGCGTGCCGAAGTTCAAATTCCACTTTGAGACGCCTGAGGACCTCGAATCTGTGGCAAAAGTGTACGGCATTCTCGTCAAGGACGTAAATTTCAGCGGTATTCCGGAAGAGCATATTTATGAAAGATTTGGTATTCCGAAGCCGAAGGAAGGAGAAAAAACTGTGATTCCTGCGCAGAGCGTTATTTCGCAGCAAAATCGGATGATGGTCAATAAAAATGCAATATCGGAGTCTGTTGATGCGTCAATCGATGCGCAAAAAGATATTGACAGAATCGTAGATGAAGCAGTTTCACAAGCTTCCATAGACATTTCAACGATTCAAAACATAGTCGATGAGTCAGATTCATACGAAGAGCTGCAAGAAAAAATTGCAGAGCTTTATCAGAACATAGACTTGCAGAGATTCAACCAGATACTTACAGCGGCTATGGTGGTGGCAGATCTCAAGGGGAGGTCTTTCGTATGATGGAATTCAGACTTCTCCCATTTCAGGAAGCTACAAAGTCATTCAAAACGAGAACTCCTGTCACAGCGGATGTGTACAAACAGCTCGTGGACGAGGCAAAGGCAAAGGCATTCACGGTCTCATCTATTACAAAGCTTGAGATTGTGGAAGATGTCTACAGGGCGATGGACAAGGCCATAGCAGAGAAGACACTCTTTTCCGATTTCAAGAAAAGCATTACAGACATCATTAAGAAAAGGGGCTGGACAGGAGAAGCGCCATACAGACTCGAAACTATCTTCAGAACTAACATTCAGCAGGCATTTCAGGCAGGACATTATGCGCAGCTCATGGACGTTGTCGATTCAAGGCCGTTTTGGCAGTACGTCGCCGTAATGGACGGAAGAACCCGACCGGCGCATGCTGCCATGAATGGAAAGGTACTGCCTGCGGATAGTCCATTCTGGAAAAGGAATTTTCCTCCAAACGGGTTTAATTGCAGATGTACTGTGGTGAGCGTGTCTAAATCTGAGATTGCCCGGGAAAATCTGGAAGTACACGATGATTTTCCCGATATAGCTGATAAGGGCTTCTTAAGCAATCCTGGCGAGGTGAATTACAGGGACATACTCGCACAGGCTGCATTCGATAAAGCAGAGAAAGAAAACTGGATACCGCTTATCGATTACGGACCAGAAAAATATGACAGAACCGGAAAAGTGTCATACGAGCCAATGCTGGCGAGACTGGGCCCCACGCTTAAGGAACTTCATGGCAATAAGCGAAAGCTGAGGGAGTTATTTCGTGAGGCTATTGGTGCCGAGAGTTCCCTTGTAAATACTCCTGATGGGAGTTCAATCGTACTTTCAGAGTATCTGTTCGATCACCTGACATTCGATGGCAGGGAGGCGTATTTCCCGCTTATTCGCCCGCTTGTGGAAAACCCATACGAAATATGGCTCATGCCCATGAAAGGCGAGC